AATTCAACCATCGACTACTGGAACTGAAATTGAAGAGACTGCAGATGGTTATAAATGGAAGTTTATGTATGCAATCGACCTTCAAGATTCTCTTAAGTTCTTGACAAAAGATTATATTCCAGTTAAAAATCTTCTAGAAGATCCAGTTGCGCCTGGCACCGCTGCTCAAGTTCAGTGGGACATCAAACAGGCCGCATCTCAACCAAATCCTGGCCAGATTGAACATGTAAAAATTATGCCAAACGAAGAGGGTGGTGCGATTGGTGGAGGAGTGGGTTATCATCCAAACATTCAACAAATAGGATCGGTTACACTAACTGGTAATTCGGTTACAATCGTCGGTGTCGATGGTGCGACAGATTATACTGGTTATGATTTAGTAGACCTTGGAAATCAGGAACAGTTTAGAATTACAAACTGGAGTATTTCTGGTACAACGGCAACCGCCACCGTGAATGGTTCTTTTACTGGTGGTGCTGGTAGAGATATTTTTGTTGCGCCTGGCATTAGTATTTCTGGTAATGGTTCTTCTTTCAGTGCGTATGGACTTGTTGTGGATCAAAGAATTGAAAAAATTGTTATCACCAATACTGGTGCAAATTGGTCTGCTGTAGACAACGCAACCATTGATGTATTGGTCTGCTGTAGACAACGCAACCATTGATGTTAACAATGTTCCAGCATACAACTTCGATGGAACACTAAATGTCAATGCATGTAAAGTAAAACCAATTGTTTCGCCAGAAACTGGACATGGATTTAATCCTGCAGAAGAGTTGGGTGGTTACTATGTTATGACTGCAATAAAACTTGAGTATGACGAACAGTCTACAAGATTAAATTCTTTGGGGGCTTTAGAAACTAAGATTATGTTCCCTGTTGAAGATTCTGAAGCACAGTTTAGACAGATTGCTATTGTCGCTGATCCTGATGCACAGATTCCGGGCACTGGTTCTACTCCAGCAAACGAAGAGTCGTACAGAGGCCCACAACACCCAGATTTTAGAACTCCCGATGAAGAACCATTTGATATCGTAACTGGTACGGGTAAAGTTCTTTACATCGAAAACCGACAGCCCGTTTCTAGAGCCATCGATCAGATTGAAGATATTAAAGTAGTATTTGAATTTTAATTAAAATAAAAAACCAGTTGAGAGAAAAAGACATATGGCAATAAATTTAAACGTCACTCCCTATCATGATGACTATGATATCGACAAAGGTTACTTGAGGGTATTATATAAGCCTGGTAATTCTGTGCAGGCGAGAGAATTAACACAACAACAAACAATTTTACAACAACAAATTGCAAATATGGGAGACCATTTCTTTAAAGAAGGTTCCATGGTTATCCCTGGCAGTTCTGCTGTTGATGTTGCTGTTCCTTACATTAAAGTAACTCTTGCAGAAGGACTTAATACCGCTGCAGAATTTGTTGGCAAAGTAATTCAAGGTAATAAGACAGGGATTAGGGCGATTGTCATTTCTTATGCTGATGCTGTTGATTTGAATCAAGATGCACAGATTGACAGTGATGATGAACCAACAACATTATTTGTAAAATATCTTGATGGTGTTGCTGGCGGTCAAAGAGTGGTAGACGGCATTACACTTGAAATTGACGATGAAAATGGAATTGATTTTGTTGTCAATGGAAATACTGTAAATTTAAAAGAAGGTGATACTTCATCTTTTGTAGAGGGTGAAGTTTTAACTGCAACAAATGATGATGGTTTAAACTTAATTGCAACAGTTGCACTCAGTGCCGAACATGCAGAACCTTTAGGTAAAGGTTCTCTTGCATTTGTTGAAGAGGGAATTTATTTCACTCAGGGGTTTATGGTCAAAAACCAATCACAAAGTGTAATTCTAGACAAATATGATGACACTCCTAGTTATAAAATTGGTTTCGAAATACAAGAAACGGTTGTAAGTGCGAATGAAGATCCATCTCTTTTTGATAATGCACAGGGAACAACAAACTATAATGCTCCTGGCGCCGATAGATATCGAATTAATCTCGTATGGAGTAAAAGAACATTAGATACTCCAACAACGGATAACTTTATAGAAATTATTACTGTTCAAGACGGTATTATTAAAACGCATGTTAGAAACACAGAATATTCAGTAATTACTGATGTACTTGCAAGAAGAACATACGATGAGTCTGGTGATTACACAGTTCGCCCATTTAATTTAGACATTAGAGAATATTTCAAAGAAAATGGAAATGGTGGTGTATACACCATGAAAAACTTTGAATTTGATACCGAAGTCGCTGCGAAAGATTTTGCACTAAAGAATTTTGCAGATGAAGACGGAATGGTAGATCAGAATGGAAACGGTCTTGCACATACAGTAAGTGCATTAGAACTTATACAGTTTTCCGATCAAAATTTGGATTCGACTGGATTGAAATATTACCCAGGCTCAAGTCATCAATTCTTAGTTGATGCAGTAAGAAATTATCTTGCACTTGGAGTTGAGAGTGGGAAAGCCTATGTTAGGGGTTATGAAATTGCCAAGACGGCCACCACATATATTCCTTATAAAAGGTCAAGAGAAAATTTTCAAGTAAACAATCATTATATTCCTGTCGATCTGGGCCCATACATCTATATTACAGATGCAAAAGGACTTCCACTGATAGATGAAGAAGTTAAACTTGTTAATATGAACATTTCTCCAGTAATTAATGTAGATTACACAATTGTAACATCGAATTTAGATGATGCTGATACTGCATATTTCCAACCAGTACCATATGACGAAGATTTGACATTTTTTGCTGGTGGCGGCACTAACTTGGGCGCAAATACATATGGTATTGATGCAATTGCAACTGCAAAAGTTAAGGCGGTAGAATATTTTACAGATTCCGATGATGATTCAATTGATGACAACTACGGAGCTTCTACTTTTAGGCCTTCAAATACATCCGTTGAAACTGGAATATGGAAAGTTTTTCTATATGACATCGAATATGAAATTAATCCAAGAACAAATGTTCCTTATACTATGTTGGATGCAAGGTCTATTGTTTCAAACGAAGAAGTTGTTCCAACAACATTAGAGGGTTCAATTTATAGATTTGGCGCTAACGTATTAACACTGATGTCATTGTCGGATGTGCAGGGACAGTTTACACTAAAATCTCTCATCTATGATAGATATGATAGAGATGTAAGAGCAATTAACTATTATTATAACTCTGCAGATCAGTTCCTATTGGTAAAAAATCTTAATTCTGGAAATGGATTGTCTACAGAATCGGGAGTATTGCCCAGTGCAACCTTTGTTACAAATGAACTTATTAACGAGGCGATTGCCAGTGGTTCTGCTGGGACAGATACTACATCTTTTGATGGTAATGCATCTGCTGATATGACAGGAACTCAGGCAAGGATTACTGGTAAATTTGCACTTTTGTCAGATGGTGGTGCAAGTATTATTGATACTGGTAAAAGATTTTTGCAAACTGTTAGATTTGTTGATGATGAAAGTGGAAGAGAAACAGTAGATACTCAATACGATGTACTGAAAGTATTTGAAGATCAAACAGTTACAAACAATGGACAGATTGTTTTAACCACAACAGATGATAACTCATTCTTTATTTCAACTCAAAGTTTATATTTGGCATTTGATAGGGCAGATTTGAATTCTCCTGTAGGTGAAATTGGTAGAATTACAACTATTTCATTTTCTTCTGATAGAAGAACTGCCACTCTTAATGTCACAAATTTGCCCGCATTAACAACTGGTGTCACTGTATACGCACCAATCAAAAAGACTTCTTCCAGAGAAAAAATTAAAACTTTGAGAGAAAATCAGTTACATTTGCCTTACACCTTAGTGGATGCAATTGGACAAACAATTGGACGAACTGACTATGATAATGTAAACGATGCAAATAACGATACATCTCTAAGTTATGGTGTAGATTTATTAGGATCAAATTCTAGTGTTGCAACAGGAGTTGTGAATTCTTCAATTCCCACTGGCGCAAATAATGATCTTATTCTTAGTGTGTCTAATTTTCAATTACCACATTCAGATGTATATGAAATCAAAAAAATATATGACACTTGTAATGTAAACAATACTTCTTATAGAATTTCAATTGAATCAAATGACAGAAAATTCCTACATGAAATGACAGAGGCAGATTTTGAATTTGCACTGAAAGCCTATACTTTTTATGAAACGACCGGCGCCTCTCCATTTTCTGTTGATTTAGATCATACTGTATATCCAACTCTTGTTAGTATTCAACCGCAACTGACTGTTGATGGTACAGTAAATCCATTTAAGGAAGAAATCGAAGAATTATGGTTGAGTAATGTTGGTATCGAAACTCCTGCAGAATTTCCTGTTAAAATTAATGATATTACTGATAGATATACTTTATTTTCTGGACAAAGACATTCTATCATTCAATTGGGCGAATTAGAACTAAAGGCTGGTACATTACCATGTGGCGGCCGCCCCATTATTATTTACTCGTATTTTGAACACGGTTCTGGAGATTATGCATCCGTAGATTCTTATGTTAATATACCGTATCATAAAATCCCAAGTTTTGAGGGTGTTAGATTGCACAGTACGTTAGATTTTAGACCTGCTGCAGTTTATCAACAATTATCTGGATATCCATATGGTAAAGGTGTTGTTTCTGGAATTTCTGATTATCCAATCGATGCAAGTGCAATTAGTGTAGATTTGCGTATCTATTTTGGTAGAGCAGACAAACTTTACATGGATAAGTTTGGAAACATTAATGTAAAATATGGTGCTCCTTCCGAAACGCCGGTTTTCCCAACAGACCCAGAAGACGGCATGGTATTATATACACTTGAAACGCTACCATATACTGGCGTTCCCAGAGATGTAAGCGCCAAAATGATCGACAACAGAAGATATACCATGAGAGATATTGGTAAACTTGATAAGAGGATTAGTAATTTAGAATATTATACTTCTTTAAATCTTTTAGAAAAAGAAACTAAAGATTTGTTGGTTACAGATGAAAACGGACTTGATAGATTTAAGAATGGATTTGTAGTTGAAAACTTTACTGGTTTTGGAACTGCAAACGTTTACGATTCTGATTTCAATGCCTCTATGGATACTGGAAAAGGAGAACTGCGTCCATTTTTTACTACTAAGAACATTCCAATGCATTTGAATGTCATAAACTCTGAGGGTTTTGAAGTGTCGGGTAGATGGGCAACACTCCCATATACGAGCCAATTATTAATTGAACAAAGAAAATCTTCAAAAACTGTTAATGTAAACCCTTTTGCAATTTTTAGTTTTAAGGGTTCGATGGTACTTGTACCTTCAACGGACAATTGGCACGATGATCCAAGAATTTTGGATACAATTACAATTAATGAACGAGGAAATACAGATAATTTTGAAGAACTTGCCGCAAGGTCGGGAATTCTTGGAACCGTATGGGGGTCTTGGGAAACAACATGGACTGGTACAACCAATGAGGCAACAGGTACAAGTGCCCGTACCGAATCTAGAGGTAATAATGACCGTACAGTAACAACTACAACTAACACTTGGAATGATACAGGAACCAGAACCAGAGCTGGTGTTACAACTTCACTTAGTGAAAGTTGGACTCCAGTTACAACAGATAAACTAGTTAGTTCTGAACAAATTCCATTCATTCGTACCAGAGATGTATACTTTAAAGCTACTGGAATGAAACCAAATACAAAATTATTTGCATTCTTCGATAACACACTAGTTAGTGATTATGTTACTCCAATAAAAACATTAAATATTACAAATGTTCCACCGGCAACCGCACAATATATTAAAAACAACAAAAATATATTTGCAGATCAATATGGTGAGTTGAAATTGCGAGGACAATCCACCGCACACGAAGTTTTTGTTGCGGATATTGATTATTTGGATGCAACTTCTCTAAAACTTTATGTATTAGAAAATGTGCCTGGTAAAAAGAATACTTCTTTTAGTTTAGGTGAGGTTTTATTCTTAGTTGAACGAGATGGGAAATCTCATAACATGGGAAGCTTCCCAAATGAAGGTATTGTTGGTGGTTCGACTTTAAGATCAGACTCAGCTGGTACGGTTTACGGTAACTTCTCAATCCCAAATAATAATCAAACTCCAAATGATGATGATTTAAAATTTAGAACTGGAGAAAGAGTATTCAAGTTGTGCGATCAACCTAACGGTAATCTAGACGATTCTGATACAGATACAAATGCAACATATACTGCAAGAGGTATTATTGAAACTAGACAAAAAACAACCGTAAATACAAGAACAGTTGAAATTGTTGATACTGTGAGCGCTCAATCAGAAAATGTTGTTTCAGAATTGCGCTCGAGTAGTAATTCAAGCTTTGGTAACTGGAGACAGGTTCGTGGTTGGGGTGACCCACTTGCACAATCATTCTTGGTTGATGTGGAGGGCGGCGCCTTTATAACAAGTGCAGAAATTTTCTTCTCTGCAAAAGATGAGGTTGTTCCAGTAACTTTACAAATAAGAAATATGGTGAATGGATATCCTGGCCAATATATACTTGGTGAAAAGATGTTGAATCCAATACAGGACTTAATTCAACTTTCAGATGATGGTTCTTTAGAAACAATATTTACCTTTGACGAACCAGTATATTTGGAAGAAGCAACAGAGTATTGTCTCGTGTTGATTGCAAATACGCAAGGATACAGAGTTCATGTTGCAACACTAGGACAAGAGTCACTTGATGGATCTGGAATTATTTCGGAACAACCTTACGCTGGTGTTTTCTTTAAATCTCAGAATGCTTCTACATGGACTGCAGAGCAAAAAGAAGATTTAAAATTCACACTCTCTAGGGCGAAATTTGATATTAATAGAGATAGTAGTCTATACTTTACAAATTCCGAAATTGATGTTGGAATGTCAGACATTAATGTTATGGAGAGAATATTCGATAATAATTCGATGTTTGTCCATAAAGATAGTTCTCTCATTACATTTAAAGTAAATGATAGTTCTGGGTGTGTTCCTACAAGTTTCTGGCAACCAAACGGATATAATTATGTCACTCTTAAAAATTTCCATGGAACTTACGACCAATACAGTGCAGCAGATTTAAATGGTTCGCATTTGGTTGTTGCAACAACATATAATTCGTTTACCATTGATATGAGAGGATTTTTCTATCCAGAAGGGGTACGAACACCAAGAATTGCCCATGGTGGAACTATTCCACCAGTTGATTCTGTGTTTACTCCTGCATCAAATACATTTTCGCAGTTTGGACAAAAGAAACCCGCCAGTTGGTGTACTAATATTAAATATGATTTAATGAAACCTAATATTACATCTGTTGAACTTGCTGGTACTGGTATTTCAATGAAATTTAAGGCCTTAACAGGCACATCACAAGATTCAACTGAGGCGCCAGGAGTAAAAGATTTAAGTTTTAGAGGAATTACTCCAAATCAAAATTATACATTTAATAGACCAATGATGGTTGCGGATAACTACAACGAGACTCTTTTCGACACATCTTCAAATTCTCTTGATAAAAAGTCATTGATTTGGAGAGTAGACTTAGTTTCTAATAAAGATAATTTGAGTCCTATTATCGACTTAGAAAGAATTGCGGCTGTCTTGGTATCTAATGTAACAAATAGTGCAGAAAGCGTTCCTGCTGGAGTACGAGGACATGTCAACACTGGATTTGTTAATGAAACGAATCCACATGGTGGTTCAGCGGCAACTAAGTATATAACCAGAGAAATTAAATTAGATCAGTCATCGACATCTCTAAAGGTTTTGGGTTCGGTTTATCGCCCAGATGTGACGGATGTAGATTTTTATTACAAAATTAAAACATCCCCAGACCAAAATTTTGAAAAAATTGATTATGTACTACTTGACCGTCCGGCCGTTTATAGTAAGGCATCTAAAGATATTTCAAACTATAAAGAATTTGATTATGAAGTAAGAAACTTGCCAGAATTTAATTCTGTAGCAATCAAAATTGTTCTTAAGAGTAAAAACTCTAGTGTTGTACCAAAAGTCAGAGACTTTAGAGTTATTGCATTGGCAACTTAATTGGAGATTGTAATGAGACTAAAAGTTAAAGGTAATAAAGACCTTGTTAGAGATACGAACTCGCAAGCGATAATAAATACTAATAACAATGGTTATAATAATTTTATTAGAAGGTCTAATGCACTTAAAAGGCGTGACGAAGAAATAAGAGACTTACAACAAGAAATGAATGAAATCAAAAACACACTAAACTTAATATTGGAGAAACTTTAAATGGCCGTAGAATATCCATCCCTTGTAGATGTGTTGCAAACAGACACTTTTGAAGAGTGGAGAGTCAAAACCAATAATTTGAAAGTCTATGCGGAAGCAGCGACTGCAAATATTGGTAATCTTGCATTCTTGGAAACTGATGCACAATCTACAATCGTTGATGCAATCAACGAAGTAAACACTCATACAGATACCAATACTAGAAATATTGGTAATATGTCTAATCTTGACCCAGAAAATCGTGGGTGGAAAAGAGAGAATCTTGTAGACACCATTAATGCAGAAAATCAATGGTCTGTAAAATATACAGACGATGAAGTAGAAAAAGAAAGAAACGCACGAATTGCAGCAGATAATGCCTTACAGGCAGAATTAGATGTAACCCAAAATGCTGCTGGATTAAATGCTGACGGAACATATTCATTACTTACTACGGCAACGTATGTTCCTTCTGCGGATAGTCTTAGACAGGGAATCAGTCTTTTAGATACCACTTTGAAAACTAAATCTGATTTATTAGATAGATTAAATATTACAGTTGGTGGTGGTGCTCTTACAGGACAGTTTAACTATGAAGGTTTAGGTGTTAATTATCTTACTACAGATAGTGATAATAATGCAGTAGTAAAAACAAATCTTGTTGAATTGGATAGTGCAGTAAAAATCAATGAAGACGATATTACCGCATTAGAATCTAGAGCAACTAGATTAGAAAATGTACAAAACTTTTTGAAAAACTCAGTAGGCACAAATAATGATGGTGTATATGTGTCAGTGCCGGCAAATGAGTTTGCTATTCATAATACCGTAAAAGAGAATATAAACACTCTTGATTCTACATTAAAACTTTTAAGTGATGAAGTTTATGGTAGTCTTAAAGATAGAGTTGACAATATAGAAACTGATTTAGATACTAAAGAAGATAAGTTGATTATAAGAGGGCCCGGCGCAACTGATGTAGACCCACTTGGTAATTTAAACAGTGGTGTTGGTGATACTACTTCAATTGTTGCCGCTATTAATGCACTATATCAACAGGTTCTTCCATTAATTAACGACCACAATGCTGGCGGGTATGTCAAGAAAACTGGCGATACAATGTCTGGAACACTAAGAATCGAAGGTGCAGATCTCAAAGTTACTGGAAATCAGTCGTTAAAAATTGAATGTAGTGGTGACATTATTGCATTCCAAGTTTAATTAATTAGTAAGAGAAGAGAATTCTAACATGGCAATACCAGCAGACGGCAGACTGAAAATGACGCACATTGTTGCGGAGTTTAAACCAGTAAATAACTCCGCACCCCATTCTCTGTCCGAATATTATAGAGGTGGTGGTAATGTTCCAGATAGATTTAATAATAGAAATATTCCTGTTGGGCCCAGAGGGCGTGCAATAAAATATTCTGATTTCCGTGGAACATCTGATGCAACACTTCCTTATAATATTTTAATTCCTACCATATGTGTTGAAGACGCATGGAAATATATGCGTACCATTAAAGCTGGCACCGAAACGTTTATGACTAGGTGGGATCAGATTAATGATAATAATACCGTCTACTTCACAAGAAATGAAGAACTTGGTTCTGTAAGAATTGATACTCCACAAGATTGGGAATATATTAAGTTAACTATTCCTGCAATGAGTTTCAAGATGGGAACTGAAGAAGGATTTGAGCAAGCTGGGTATGAACAACACTGGTCTAACAAAGTAGACAATCAACAAGTCTTTGAGGCTGGTGATTGGAAAATTAGAATTCCAAAAGGATACAGAAGACTTAGAATTTTAGCAACTGGTGCTGGTGGTTCTGGTTCTTCGCAATATATCCCTGGCCAACCTACTGTAGAAGATTATGTTCGTGAAGGATTGGTAGGTACGGAAGACCAAGGATTTGCTGGCGAAGACACAACTATTACAATGCCAAATAATCAGAAGATTAAAATTTTTGGTGGTATTGGTGGTAAACTTTCAAATGCAACAGGAGAGTCTACAACAATTCTTGGTGAGACTACTGATACACTTCAAGTAGAGACTGGAACAGTAACACTTGCAAGTGGTTTTTCAGAAACTGATTATGCCGAAGGTAAGTACAATGGTTCATATATTTTAGAAACTAATAACTCAAACTACCAATTTTATTGGCAAAACCAACTTCTTGCAACATCAAATGATATTTCAGAAGATGTTAGAGATAGTTCTGGTTGGTTGTATACTTCAACTTCTGAAGTTATTGATGAAGATCCTCAAGGTGCATTAAAGTGGTATAAGGTATCTAGAGTTAAAAGTTTAGAAGTCTCTGCAGAAGTTACGGATAGAATATACAATAGTATGTTGGAAAGAAACGCTAATGGAACAGAGAAATCTAGACATGTAAACTCAGATACTGTGGTGGATGTCATTCGTTATATACAGGGAAGAACTGGATTTGTTGATGTTATCGCTGCAAACCCAGACTTTGGGCCCAACACATTTTCAACTACAGATGGATTTAAATATTTACTTGCTCAAGCAAGTAGTTTGTCTACAAGTACAACAACGAATATTCCAAACTATTCTGGCACCGATACTGGTACTATTAATACCAGTGGTAATCTCTATCAACACAAAGTTTATGCAGAAAATGGTACAACTGTCAATAATAATCAAACAACAACTACAACTATATCAAATGTGGCAGATAATTTACTTTTGACTTTTGAACATCTTGGCGATACCACTTATGCATACAATGCGAATTTTCTTTCCCCAATTAGAAATGTCCGAGGCACAATCTCTAGTGGATTTCCTGCACTGGGAGAATATGTATTTACAGATATCGATGGCCAGAATTACTACAGGGGCGGTTTGATTGCTGATCGTCTTGATGTCTTCATCGATACCTCAAGAACTGGTATAGACGAAGACTTCACCGAGGGCCAATCAGGTTTTACCGAGACATCGTTTTATGCCTGGACTGCATCTACACAAACCACTGAAGTAACATCTACTACCGCAAATACTCCTATTGCAGCAAATTCTGCCGCAACAGATTCTGAGTTTGTTGTTTCAAGTAGTGGTAATTTTTATTATGAATATAATTCATACTTACAAAATACTACGCAGAGTGTTCGCCCAGAATTAGAAATTTATGTGAACGGTGTTCGTCAAGTTAATTATACTGGATCGAGTGCTCCCACTCTAACAGGAAATCAAGGAGAAATTAGACTTGCTTCTGGTAGATTGAATATTACAAATCCAGACTCTACAGTTAGAGTTGTTACTGATTTAAAAACGGTGACTACATCTGCAATTCTACCAGAAATTGATGGTGGTGGATTTAGCACTGACGCTCAAAGTGGAATACATGATTTGCCACTTGGGAATGTTGGCCAACCCGCTGGTAAAGGTATCTTTATTTGGGGTCATAATTTTTATAGATCTCAGAAACTATACACTGATACTAATGGAAATGTCAGTGTTTCTCACCAATCATCTTCTGATCCTGAACAATGGTTCTTTATGACAACAGAAGAAGATGCAGGACAATTTACAACTGCGGCTAGATCCGATACAACTCGAATATTTGTAGGTGTCCACAACGCTGGAAAATCAGTATATGTTTGGGGTTATAATCTTTTCCGATCATATACCTTTAGTGTCGATAATGATGGTTACTTTTCTTTCATGCATCCATCATCAAGTGATAATGAACAATGGTATTATGCGATTGGTAAAAGAGGCGCAAACTTTACAACCCCAGATGAGTCTGGAAGTTATACATTAAATCTTGGCCCTGATTACGCTGGAATGGAAGTTCTACTTTGGACAAAAAACTTCTGGGGGGTAAATGGCCAGACCCCGCCCTTCAGCACTACTGCGGTTTATGACGGTGCTGCAGATAATTTTGTCAAAGGACCAATATATACATTTAGTCCTGCCCCAAGGCATCTTGTTTTTGACTCTGAGGGTAAGGTTGAATTGTCCCATTGGTCATCTTCAGATGATGAACAGTGGTACTGGTGTGTTACTGATGGGGGTTCTGTATCTCAGCCCGTTGGGGTTGGTGGTGTTTCAATGAATAATTTCACACTAGAAACTTCACTGGACACAGATACAATCGATAAAATTTATCAAAAATATGTTGGAAGAAACTCTAATGTAATTGACAGAAACCTTTTCCGTCAACAAAATTATACAGTATTCCAAGGAATCAATTATGTTGTTGGTACTGCCGAATACGCCGCACAATTTGGATCTACAGTTACGGAACCACCTGTCGTAATACCTGGCCAGGGAACTATACCCACAAAGAGTCAACTGATTAGTGTTGCTGGTGGGGTTGCGACAAATAGAACTTACGCACTATCTACTTTACCAATAAACTCTTCGAAATACACAAGAGATAATTTACAAAGTACTCCATTATCATATTATGCAGACCTTCCATCAAGTGGTGCAAATATTGTAAGTGCATTGGTGGAAAAATTCCCAATCAATACTTATTGGTTTGAATCATCAGGATTAGGAGAGTTGCATTTCTTGAATAATGATGGTGGAGATGGTGGTTCTTCGTGGCATGGCTCTGGTTCAACAGTTGCCAGTGAATTCCCGACTAATGGAAGTCCATCAGAATCAAATCCAGTCTATGGATCTGGTGGTGCAGCTGGCCAACATGGTATGAGATATTATAGTAGTACATCGAAAAGCGCTACTATTGGTGGACAGGCAGCTGCAAGTGGATTCTTTGGTGACTTTATGGTATCGCCCGGCGATATTGTTGATATTAAAGTCGGTAGAGGCGGACAATCAAATCAGTCCTCATACTTAGATTTGGTGCCTGGCAGTCAAACTCAAGAAGGTACATATGAATCTAACTCAGGAGATGGTGGAGATGGTGTAGTTGTCGTATTTGGTTCTAAAGGAAACGATTATACAAAAATATCAAAGCCTGGTATTGCATTGATTGACGATAGAGGACAAGTTGTTATGTACTCTGTTGCGAATGTAGTTTGTGAAGGAAATCAAGAGTTAACTGGTTCAATTTCTTCAAAAGAAATACTTTTATTCGGACAAGGAAAACAGTATTACTTGGTGCATACTTTCCAATTGCAGAAAAACGGAACACAAAAATACCGTGTATATTTATGTCAAAATGGAGAACATTACGCAAAAGTAGAAAGAAGTGGCACGGCGCCGGGCCCATTCTTTAGTCCCAGTCCACCAGCTGGATATCTACCGACTATTTCTATATCTACAGACCCAGTAAATGCACCAGATGAATATGTTATCACAGGTGCAAAGAGAAGTGATATTGATAATGACATTCAAAGTCCAGACCCATGGCCAATTCGAAAATGCACAGTTACCTTCAATACTACTCGATCTGCTGCTTATGAAAACACAATGACATTTACTAATATTGGATCTGGTGGAATTGGCCCATCATCAATTGTATTTGGCCCGACTGCTAGTACACAAGCAATTACAATGAGCGAAGATGATCTCTATGTTTTGCGTACTTCTGGGTTGCAAAGTAATAGTTCATCAAAAATGACAACAAGAGTGATTGATGATGGAAGGTCACACCAAACCACAGCTGGTGGTTCAACTTCTGACAATCGCCCGACAGACGTTCTTAGAAATAAACAATTTCCAGATTATTTACATTCTGGTAACTGTGATGAAACCCCTACAGGTGGTACATCTGTTTTTGCCGTGCTAAGACAGGAAGGTCAACCCACTATGTATTATATTAAATGGGGAACAGATGTGATTAAAGGTGATGGTGTTAGTTTTGGAACTGTTGCCCGTGCTGATAATACTCTTTCTTCATATGGATTTGTTCCCGCTGTCGAAAACAACCCCTACAGTAACTATTCATGGGATATAAATTGGGAAGGATCATGGTCTTTTGACAACGACAGTAAATCCACAACAAGTATAGATTATAATGGATGGCGCTATCATAGAGATCCAAGCAATCTCATTACCACTTGCACTAAGACTGCTGGGGGCAATACCATAACATATGAAATATGGGGAATATTCAGAAAAGAACTGCCGGGTGGAGCATCGACAACTGAAAACAACAATAATAGTTGGACTACTCTTGAACTTGAAGACAAAACTGATAACGATTATACTGATTTGAGAGTTACGCCTTCGCCTATGGGTAACTTCTATATAGAGGGTGGACTAACTCATTTCTCATGTTTCTCTTTGGGGGGAACTGGTACTGGAACAACTTGGACTCGCCCCCAGACTGCAGACACTCTCCCCGGCGGGCCCTCTGAAGGAAGTACTGATTCTGTAACAGTAGTCACAGATGGAAATGGAGATCCTGTTACGGATGGAAATGGAAATTCAGTAACTTCTGGTGGTGGTGGAAGTGATGACAATGATAATGAACCAACATTTTTATCTCACTATGAACCATCAACTGGAACTGTAACTTATTTTGACAGTCCTATGACACATGATGAAATACAATCTCTAAGGTCGGATCAGCGAGATGGTGTATTTTCTACTGGTTCTGGGGCGCCAGGCAATGCGATTGGCGCAACAAGAGATGACAACATTAGTGATTCTGGTGGTAGTGGTACATCTGGTCAGTCTGATAAGATTGTTTGTACTGAGATGTATAGACAAACACAATTAGATGATTGGAAAAATGCAATGAAAATTTGGGGGTTGCACACAAAGACCCATTTGTCTCAGTATCATCAAAGAGGATATCATTTCTTATTCATGCCTTGGGTTAAGGGAATGAGAAAGAGTAATACCCTAACTAAGTCTGGTGGATGGTTAGCACAAAGAAGAACACAACACTTAAAGTATATTTTAAGTAGAGATGGTTATGCAGGACGTTTGGGTATTGGTGAAAAAGAAAAAGACGATATTGTGGGAAGAATTTGGTGTACTGTATGGCATCCAATTACTTTTGTAACTGGAAAAATTCTTTCAATATTTAGAGATAAATAGTTGATAAAGTAATAAGAGAAAAAAATTAATGGCACAGAGAAATATAGACCCAAACTACTTTCCTAATTTTGGAATATCTCGTCAAAGAAATTCATTTACTTCTGTAATTGGTAACGGCGGCGTAAACAGTAATGATGGTAGTATCAGTGGTGGATTTATGGGCGTTCTTGCTGAAGATTTGGCGAGAGTGTGGCCATTATTCGCTGGTGAACCAATCGCCGGAAATGAATTAATTGATGAGACTCAGACTCTGGTTACAACTCAGGTAACAAAACAATTTTTTAGTCAGATATCATTAAATCGCCCAACTTCTGCAAATGGCGGTGGTAGTGGTGTTTATGCTGGGGTTGCAAACTTCAGTCAGGTTGGTGA